TAACATTATGAGGTATGTGAGGAAATGTTTTGGGATTTAAAAGCTAATATTAACAAGGAAAAAAATAAATATGATGAATTTTTTAACAACAGAGTATCAGTGGTATTCAACGCTATCGAACGAAGTGGATTACGAGTACACGTACCTACCTTCGAAGGATATTTCCACCCCATTGACGGTGAATACGTCTACAGTCAGTATAACTTAAAAACGTTAACTACTAGACCAAGTAATAAATTTAAAAATGTAAATTATGCAGCACTTAATAAAGAAAATGGATGTAGAAAAAGTTTTATTCCACGTAATAACAGGTTTGTGGAAATTGATATTTCTGCTTACCATCCTAGTATTGCTTCTAAGCTTATTAATTATAATTTCCCCACTAGTGATATACACGCTCATTTTGCATCGTTATATGGTGTGGATTATAAAAAAGCGAAAGAACTTACCTTCAAACAGCTTTACGGAGGTGTATTCGAAAGGTATAGATCTCTGGAATTCTTTAAAAGAATTGAGGAATACGTAGGAAAATTATGGAATGATTTTAAGGAAGTTGGGTGGATTGAATGTCCGATTTCTGGGTATTGTTTTGTAGATGGGGCTTTGGAAAACATGAATCCTCAAAAGTTATTTAATTATTTGTTACAAAACTTGGAAACATCAACTAATGTTATGATATTATGGGATATATTTTGTTTATTAAAAGGCAAAAATACTAAATTGGTATTATATACGTATGATTCATTTTTATTAGATGTTGATGAAGAAGAAGTTGAAGTATTAGAAAAAATTAGAAAAATATTTAAAAAATACGAGTTAAACATAAAAGAAACAGAAGGTTATGATTACAACTTTGGAAAGATCGCCTAATACGTATAATCCGGAATATGACGTTGTAACGGATATACAAAACTTAAGCGATTTGAATAATAAATTATTTTGCACGTTTACCGATTTGGAGGGCCTAGATGCCCTTATTGATGGTATTAAAGAAAAATATCATATTATCTATAACAAATTATTTGTTTTAGAGATTATTGGTAAAGATGAGTATGTGGTTACTTACAACGTTGAACAAGCCAATGTAGGTTCAATTCCTGAAAATACAATTTTAGTTCATAGAAAAAAAGAATCAAATACTTTATACACAATTAATGCCCTTAATGAATTAATTAAAAAATTAAATGGTGGTGTAGTGGATACCTCATATCAAATAGATTGGCAACACTATAAAAATTGTATTCTACTTACCCAGCATAACGAACTAAACCAGTTAAATACAAAAATTTATAAAATAATTGAAGTATAGTTTGGAGTAGCCAAACTTGGTTTTTATATTGTAGTTACATTAAAATAAGTTATAATTATGGATTTATCATTACTTAAACAGAAGTTGGATGGACTCCAACAAAAAACAAGTCCAAATACTCAAAAAACAGATTATACAAAGATTTTTTGGAGACCTAGTGTAGGTAAACAACAAATTAGAATTGTACCATCTGCTTTTGATAGTAAAAACCCATTTAAAGAACTTAAGTTCTATTATGGTATTACGAATAAGGTTATGATTTCACCTTTAAATTTTGGTGAAAAGGACCCTATTCATTTATTTGCTCAAAAATTAAGAGAAGAGTATAATAAAGAAAATTATGTACTAGCTAAAAAGTTAGATGCTAAAAACCGTGTTTTTGTTCCTGTAGTAGTTAGAGGAGAAGAAGATATGGGTGTTAGATTATGGCAATTTGGAAAACTAGTATATGAAGAACTATTAGCACTTGCTGTAGATGAAGAAATTGGAGATTATACTGATATTGTAAACGGTAGAGACCTTACAGTAGAAACAGTAGGTCCAGAAGCAACTGGAACTCCATATAATAAATCATCAGTAAGGGTTAGGTTAAAAACTTCACCACTTAGTGAAGATAAGGCTACAGCCGAAAAATGGTTAAAGGAGCAACCAAATCCTGAAGAATTATTTAAACGATATACGTTTGATGAAATGAAATCTGCTTTAGAAAAGTGGTTATCACCTGAAGATGCTAATGAAGAGGGAGATATCATTTCTGAACCAGCTACAGATTTTGAAGACACAAAACCATCTTCAAATTTTAGTTTAGATACTTCAAAAGCAAAACAATCAAAAACAGATGAATTTGATAGTTTGTTTGATGAAAAAAAGGATAGTAAAGAAGTTGATGACTTACCATTTTAATTATGCCAAGAAAAAGTAAATCACTGTCGGCGGCAGTCTCTAAGGAAATTCAATCTAAATTTGATCTTAATGCTTTTAAGAATAAGAAAGGTTTAGATAAGAATATAAAATTCAAAGACCAGGATTGGATACCATTATCTAAGGCGTTTCAAGACGTTACCTCCATTCCTGGTATTCCTATGGGGCACATTGTGTTACTAAGAGGACACTCCGACACAGGAAAAACTACAGCAATGATTGAAGCAGCAGTATCTGCTCAAAAAAGAGATATACTACCTGTTTTTATTATTACTGAGATGAAATGGAATTGGGAACATGCAATCCAAATGGGTCTTGACATTAATATTACTCGGGATGATGCAGGTGAAATTATTGATTATGAAGGTAATTTTATTTATATAGATAGAGAAACTATTAATTCAATAGAAGATGTAGCTGGATTTATTTTAGATTTAATGGACGAACAGAAAAAAGGTAATTTACCTTATGATTTATTATTCCTATGGGATAGTATTGGTTCTGTACCTTGTGAAATGTCACTTAAATCAAATAAAAATAATAATGAGTGGAATGCTGGGGCTATGTCAACCCAATTTGGTAATAATGTAAATCAAAAAATTACATTATCAAGAAAAGAGTCTTCTCCATTTACTAATACATTAGTTTGTGTTAACAAAGTTTGGACATTAAAACCAGAATCACCTATGGGTCAACCTAAATTAATGAATAAGGGTGGTTATGCTATGTGGTTTGATTCAACATTTGTAGTTACATTTGGTAATATTATGACTGCTGGAACATCTAAAATTAAAGCAATTAAAGATGGTAAGCAAGTTGAATTTGCTAAACGTGCTAATTTACAAATTGATAAAAATCATATTAATGGTGTTACAACTAGAGGTAGAATTGTAATGACACCTCATGGTTTTATTAATGATGATCCAAATGAACTTAAAAAATACAAAAATGATCATGCTAAAGAATGGTCTAAAGTATTAGGAGGGATGGATTTTGATGTAGTAGAAGAGGGAGAACAAGTACAAGATATCTCCCAATTTGATAAGGAACCAGAATAAATTATGAAGCATAAAGAACTATTTAAGTTGCTGGATGATATTCAGGAGCAAGGGGAAGAGCCACAGTTAAAAAGACATGATAGGGTTTTAATATTAGATGGGTTAAATCTATTCTTTAGAAACTTTGCAATGATGAATATGGTGAATCCTGATGGAATTCATATTGGGGGTTTAGGTGGATTTTTTCGTTCTTTAGGTGCTATGATAAGGCAAACAAACCCTACTTCTGTTTATGTAGTATTCGATGGAGCAGGTTCAACCTCAAATAGGAAGAACCTTCTCCCCGAATATAAACAGGATCGTGATATTAGAAGAATTACTAATTGGGATGCATTTGATAATTTAGAGGAGGAACACGACTCAAAAGTTGACCAAATTGTGCGTATAATACAATATTTAAAATTATTACCTGTAAAAACCACATTAATAGATAAGGTTGAAGCAGATGATATTATAGCCGTGTTATCTAAACAATTAGTAAAAAAATATAATTCAACTTGTTTTATAGTTTCAAGTGATAAGGATTTTATTCAGTTAGTTACTGATAAAATTATCTTGTATAGACCTATGGAAAAGGAATATTATACCCCTAAAGCGGTAAAAGAAAAATTTGGGTGTTCTCCTGAAAATTTTATAATTTATAAAACATTATTAGGAGATAGTTCAGATAAAATTCAGGGAGTAAAAGGATTAGGAGTTAAGGGTATATATAAAAAGTTCCCTGAATTAAAAGAATCTAATTTAACATTAGATAACATTTTTGAAATATCAGCTAGGAAATTTAAAGATCATGTTGTATATTCTAGAATAGTACAAGATGAAAATAGACTTAAAAATACATTTAAAATTATGGATTTAAGTTCTCCTATGGTAAGTAGTAAAGAAATAGAATATATTAATTATTTTATTGAGGAAGATATCCCTGAATTTAATCCTGAAATGTTTATCCAATTTTACAATGAAGATAAATTAGGAGGAATGATTAGAAATTTGGATATTTGGTTAAAAGAAATATTTGAACAATTTAAAGGTTATAAAAATTGACATTAAAAACATTAAATCAATACGGTACTGATTTTCAAATAAAAGTTATTTCTGCTTTATTAGAACATAAAGAGTTTTTAACTAATATACATGACATCATTGAGGATGAATATTTTGAAAGTCAAGCCCATAAATGGGTTATTAAAAATATTTTAAAATATTATGATAAATATCATACTACCCCTTCATTAGAAACATTAAAGATTGAATTACAAAAGGTAGATAATGATGTTTTACAATTATCTATTAAAGAACAATTAAAACAAGCTTATGTTGCTACAAGTGAAGATTTAGTTTATGTTCAAGAAGAATTTACTAATTTTTGTAGAAACCAACAATTAAAAAAAGCATTAATGTCTTCAGTTGATTTACTTAAAGCTGGGGATTTTGATGGAATTAGACATTTAGTAGATGCCGCTCTTAAAGCTGGCCAAGATAAAAATATAGGACATGAATATATTAAGGACATTGAAGAAAGATATAGGGAAAATTCAAGAACGGTTATACCTACTCCTTGGGAACTTATTAATGGATTATTACAAGGTGGACTTGGAAACGGAGATTTTGGTCTTATTTTTGGTAATCCTGGAGGTGGTAAATCGTGGTCTCTAGTAGCTTTAGGAGGTTATGCAGTAAGACATGGTTATAATGTATTACATTACACATTAGAATTAGGGGAAGATTATGTTGGAAAACGATATGATGCATATTTTACTGGTGTGGATGTAAGCAAATCAGATATATTAAGAGAAAAGGCTGAGGATATAATTAATGATCTTCCAGGCCAATTAATTATTAAAGAATTTCCAACGGGGAGAGCAACTATGTCTACCGTTGAATCTCATATTAATAAATGTACTAATATGGGTATTAAACCAGATTTGGTTTTAATTGATTATGTAGATCTTCTTTCGTCAAGAAGAAAAAATCGTGAGCGTAAGGATGAAATTGATGATATTTATACTAGCACAAAAGGATTAGCCAGACAATTAGATATTCCTATTTGGTCTGTTTCGCAAGTTAATCGTGCAGGTGCTAATGATGAAATTATAGAAGGAGATAAAGCAGCTGGTTCTTACGACAAGCTAATGATCACTGATTTTTGTATGTCATTATCACGAAAAAAAGAAGATAAAGTTAAAGGTACAGGTAG